AACCATGGATTCAAATAATTATTACAATCGTATGCTCTGTTACAGCATCGTCCGGTTTTTGGGCATATATAACAAAGTATATGGATCGTAAAGATGTCAAAACTGAAATGCTTATAGGTTTAGGCCATGATAGAATCATTTATCTTGGTCTTTGCTATATTGAGCGAGGTTGGATTACACAAGATGAGTATGAAAACCTAAATGATTACTTATATAAGCCGTACGCGAAGATGGGGGCCAATGGTTCCGCAAAACGCGTCATGCAAGAAGTAGATAAACTTCCAATACGTAAAACTAAATACAATGAACCAATCGACAGCATGGGAGGTGGCCCAACCATCTTTTAATAAAAGGAGATTTCTTTATGGATCTATTTGTTATATTTGGAATCGGTATTTTGGTCGGCATAGTTTGTACGACTGTAGCTATTCGTACTAAGTCGGTCGGCTTCCTTAGAGTTGATACGTCGGATTCGGACGATGGTCCATATTTGTTTTTAGAACTGTCAAAAGACATCGGAGAGATATATCGAAAGAAATACGTAACGTTTAAAGTAAGTCTTAAAAACTTCATTCCGCACGAATAACACCCCCTCTTATGGGACTGATTAGATCTTTATTAAAAGGAGGATTAAAATGGATGAAGAAATCAGAAAATTGTTAGAAGAGGAGATTAAGACGGAGATTCGAGATTTATCTACCTTGGAACCGGGGAGCAAAGAGAAATCAACAGCAATTGAAGATTTGGCTAAACTTTACAAATTGAGGATCGAGGAGACTAAAAACGAATGGGACTTTAATGAAAAGTATGAATCACGTGACAGTGATATACAATTCAAGAAGGAGCAGTTAGAAGAACAAGTCAAAGATCGATACTTCAGATTTGGAGTAGAAGCAGCGGGTATTATATTGCCGTTGATATTTTACGCGATCTGGATGAAGAGAGGTTTTAAATTCGAAGAAACCGGAACTTACACCTCGACGACATTTAGAGGATTATTTAACCGTTTTAAACCAACAAAGAAATAGGGACTTAAATAGTTTCAAAAGAACGGAGAGTCGTGTGAATTACACGTTCTCTTCGTTTTTCCGGCGAGTTTTTCGGACGGGCTATACCTTATCATTAAAAAATACATATTTTTCAAGGGTTGCGAGAAAAATGACCTCGTAGAATCCGTTTTAAGGCTTGTTAAAAGATTAACTAATGGTATAAGTCATTAAATGGGTAAAATCGCTTAAATAGGCTAATAAGGGCCTTAGAAGCGATATGCCTTATTTTCATGCTATTTTTAGATAAAAAAGGTTGTTTTTAATAAATTTACGCGAAAAATACAACTTATATTATGGAGAATCAGTTAGCTCAGTGGTAGAGCAACACGCTTATGTAGTGTAGACACGGGTCCGAATCCCGTACTGATTCTCTGAGATTTGGAGTCCTAAACAAGGACTCTTATATTTTGAAAGGAGAGAAAATTATGAAAGGAATTAAAAATCTAAACAGTTTGTTTCACCGATCCAAGTTACACTTGAAGCGGGCCTCCCCCACCATTCTAACTTATGTCGCTGCAATTGGGGTTGTGGCTACATCTGTAATGGCCGTGAAGGCGACACCAAAGGCTATGATGCTTTTAGAACAGGCTACAGACGAGAAAGGAGAGGAACTCACTAAATTAGAAGTTGTTCGAGTGGCAGGACCGGTTTATATCCCAGCGTTAGCAATTGGTGTATCTACAATTTCATGTATTTTTGGAGCAAACATATTAAACAAACGCAATCAAGTATCGTTAGTTAGCGCCTATGCCATGTTGAGTGAATCATACAAACAATACCGAGAAGCGGCCAAATCTCTTTATGGTGAAGACGCAGATTCTAAGATAATTGCCGAGGTTGCAAAAAAGAAATATATTTCGGCAGACGGTTGTTATATCCATGACCCAGATTCTGCTTCCGAGGAACTTTTGTTCTACGATTCCTTTTCTCAAAGATATTTTACATCTACTATGTCTTCGGTTTTAAATGCTCAATACCATGTGAATAGAAACCTTGCTTTAAGGGGTTGGTCGGATTTAAACGAGCTTTATGATTTTCTAGGATTAGAAGAACATTCTGGTGGAGATGTAATTGGGTGGTCTGCTGACGAAATGATCGAAGGTGGGTTGACACCATGGATTGATTTTGAGAATCGTCTTGTGGAAATGGATGATGGTTTAGAGTGCTATATCATATCGACGATGTGCGTCAGCACTTTTTGAACCGACAGTTTTAGATTCGGATTATAACTAAATACGCGAAAATTACAACCACTATTATGAAAGGAGGTAATTGCTTTATGAACAGTAACTTAATTAAAATCCTCGGTATTGCGGCAACTGCAATCGGAATGGGAGCAACGCTCGTAACCGATTGGGTTAACGACAAGAAGTTGGATGAAAAGATTGAGCAAAAAGTAATTGAAGCGCTTACCAAAATAAAGGAAAGGGAGTCCTAACAAGGGCTCTTTTTCTTTGTTAGAAAGGAGGGAGGCGGTCAGAATCCGTAATCAGGAAATGTGCGATATGGCAATATCAATAATTAACAAGTACGTAGACGAGCATTTATGTGCTACTGATTATCTCGGACAGGTCAATCCGAAGGAATCAAAAGAATACTTTGAAGATCTTAGTTATGCAAGATGGGCGGCTTATGAAATCATGGATCGTCTGAACACCGAGGCCGAACGTCTCCCTTCTCATATAACTGGATCTTTACGAGAACCTGTACCACCAGTTGATATTATTGCAGGATTCATGGACGATATGGAGTGTTGTATATACGATGGTTGTAGCGAGAAACACGAGCGTATATTTACCATTGCCAAGGATGTTGCAGATGATATCATTCTGTTATTTTTGTAAACACTATGAACTTTTTTATATTTGAAAGGAGAAAAAATCATGAAGGTATTAAGAAAAAGAGAAGTCGAGGTTAAGAAAGCACGGATCGGAGATCAGATCACAATTCAACTGGTTGAGTTTGGTGAGTTTACCGCAACGGTACAGAAAATCACGGACAGAGGACCGTTGTTTATGTTTGACGATTACGTTGCTAGTAGGCCCATGAATGCAAAGCCAACCAACAAAGGCGGCTTTGAAAAAAGTGACCTTAATAAATGGATGAGCGATGTTCTGTTACCTGCTTTTCCGGAAGCTATGCAAGGTAAAATCGAAAATCTTACGATTCCGACATACGGGCAGATGTTCGGTCATGACGATTGGTACAACGATGTCATGGAGCCTGACGATGATGAGCAGTTCCCTCTTATGGTGAAGCGGATGAATCGTGTTGCTGATTTCTACAACAATTATGAGTGGGGTTGGCTACAAAACGCAACAAAGAAAAAAGTTTCTTCGTCTTATTTCGCTCATGTGGGCACCTATGGCATCGCGTACTACACCACCGCTTCGTACTCTCGTGGGGTTCGTCCGGTCTTCTTATTGGTTGATTAAATCACCGCCCCTTGTGGGCGGCACCAAGAACTTAGAAACGAAAGGAGAAAAAATGTGGGTAAATTAAACCTATCTAACATTGCCAAAGGTGTACGGACGGCAATGAAAAAACATAGTCCGGAGATTCTTACCGGTATCGGAATCGCTGGAATGATTACCACAACCGTAATGGCGGTTAGAGCCACACCTAAAGCTATGCGGTTGATTGAGGATAGATATCGAGAGGAGCCGGATGAGCGTCCACGATGGATAACATACATCAAGGGTGCGTGGGTTTGTTATATTCCATCAGCGATCGTAGGCGGAATATCTGTGGCTTGTTTAATTGGAGCAAGTTCTGTAAATGTTCGCCGCAATGCAGCATTGGCCACTGCTTATACCTTGTCGGAATCTGCTTTGAAAGAATATCAAGAAAAGGTAATCGAAACTATTGGTGAGAAGAAGGAACAATCTGTAAGGGATTCGATCGCCAAGGACAGAATTGAACGAGACCCCGTTACTAGTAAAGAAGTCATCATTACCGAAAGAGGTAATACTCTCTGCTATGATGTTATTTCTGGGCGATATTTCAAATCGGATATCGACAAATTAAAAAAGGTAGAGAACGAACTTAATAGACGGATGAGAGATGAAATATATATTTCTCTTAATGAGTTCTATTATGAAATCGGTCTTAATCCGACCAGTATCGGTGATGATCTTGGATGGAATATTGATCACGGATACATAGAGTTGAGTTTCAGTTCGCAGTTGGCGGATGAAGGAACCCCTTGTCTTGTGATTGATTATCAAGTCGCACCTAGATACGAATACAACAGGTAGCTTTTGGTACGCGAAAAAAACACGTTCTTTAATGGAGAACGTATAAACTATTTCTATATTTGAAAGGAGAAGATAAGATGGATACTAACGAAATCATGGTAAACGAAGGGGTTATTGAAACAACTGAGGGAATCGCAACAGCGGGTTCTGGAAAGGGTTTTAAGGTGGCAGCAGGTGTCGGTTTGACAGTTCTTGGAGGCTTTGTAGCTTACAAGTATGTAATCAAACCGGTAATAGCTAAAATCAAAGCCAAGAAGGAACAGCAGAGGATTAACGCAGGAGTTTATGATTTTGACGATGCCGAAATCGATGAGTAACTTGATGTACCTAAGTAAATAGAAAACAGAGTTCTAACGAGGGAGAGTGCCTTTAACAGGGTGCTTTCCCTTTTTCTTTTTGAAAGGAGAAAAAAATATGAACAACTTTGTAAAAGGTGCTTTGATATTTACCAGTGGTGTAGCTGGAGGGTTCGTACTTTGCGGTATAACTACTATTAAATTTGTGGTTAAGTCTGATGCTTTTCGGACGGCACTAATATATTTTCCGTACGTAAAAATAAAATTTCAGAAGAAGTAACAACGTTCCTGTATGGAGAAAACAACAAAACAAAGAAAAGATATCCGTTAGAAAGGAGAAGGGTTTATGAAACAGTATTCGTACGATGGGCCAGTTATGGAATTTGAGACTTGTGTTTCTAATCGTTGGAAAGCTTCTACGTATGCTGTATCTGAGAAAAAGGCAAAGAGTAATCTTACCTATCAATATAAGAAAAAGAACAATAAGGTTCCAAATAGTAAAATCACTTTACCGGGACCCCTCGTTCTAGTTCAATGAAAGGAGCAAACGTAATGGAGGAATACAAGCCAAATTCCCATAAATCTAAGGAAGATCAAAAGGGGTCTGTACCAGAGAAAAAGGTAGAAAAAGTAATTGCTGGGACGGTAAAATCCAAGAAGAAAAGCGAGATTCAGAAGTTTACGGATGTATTTATTTCGGAAGACGTTGGTAATGTAAAATCTTATATTTTATTGGATGTACTGGTTCCAGCAATTAAAAAAGCCATTTCGGATATCGTGACAAACGGTATCGATATGATTCTATATGGAGAGACCGGTAAGACAAAGAGTAACTCTAATGCTTCTAAGGTATCTTACAGAAGTTACTATGACAGAGGAAATAATCGTAGGGATTATAGCGCAGCTCGAACAAAAACTGGCTATAACTATGATGACATTATCTTGGATAAACGAGGAGAAGCCGAAGACGTCCTATCAAGAATGGATGAGCTGATTTCTACTTATGGTTTAGTTAGCGTTGCCGACTTATATGATTTAGTTGGTATCACTGGTAATTATACAGACAACAATTATGGATGGACCGATATTCGAAGTGCATCTGTAATTAGGGTACGGGACGGCTATATGCTTAAACTACCTAAGGCGCTTCCGCTAAATTAAGGAGGATTCTTATGGATGGCTATTTGATGTCATACGGCTACATGGGTTTTGTTGCTGGGCGTTGGATATTATTCGCAACGGAATCCGAGTATTACGAATATTTGAATGAGGAGAGATAAAATGACAAGAGCAGAAACTCTAGATAGAGCCAAACAATGTGTATGCGGTCAACGTGAGAATGAATATGGCTCACCCGAAGATAACTTTCGGTCGATAGCCGCTTTATGGTCGGTGTATAAAAATACTGATTTCACAGCAACCGACGTTGCCATGATGATGGCGTTACTTAAGATCGCTAGGATTAAAACGGGGACCGCAACTGAAGACAGCTTCGTAGACTTAGCTGGTTATGCAGCCTGTGGTGCAGAGATTGCATCTAAAGAGGATTCTTATGGATGGCTATGTGGTGCAGAGATTGCATCTAAAAGAGAAATATATATTTCATCTGCTAATAAAGAAAAGGAGATTATCTGATTATGAAAAAAACAGAACTTATGACGACTGTAAGCAGTTCGTTTAACAAGGTGGGATTTAAGCTCAAAAAACATAGCCCCGAAATTCTCGTAGTAGCCGGTGTAGTCGGAACTGTTGTAAGTGCGGTCATGGCTTGTAAAGCTACTACCAAAGTGAGTGATATTTTAGAAAAAGCTAAAGAAGATATCAACTCTATTCATGATTGTGCGGCCAATGATGAGTTCGCAGAGGAATACACTCCCGAAGATGTTAAGAAGGATTTAACCATTGTTTATGTTCAGACCGGTATTAAGCTTGCTAAACTTTATGCCCCAGCAGTAGCTCTTGGTGCTCTGTCTCTGAGTGGTATTCTGGCATCGAATAACATTCTTCGTAAAAGAAATGTAGCTCTCGCAGCTGCTTATGTTACGGTTGATAAAGGATTTAAAGAATACAGAAATCATGTAGTAGAGCGTTTTGGCGAAGAAGTCGACCGCGAGCTGAAGCACGGTATCAAGGCAAAGAAGATTGAAAAGGTTATAGTCGGCGAAGATGGTAAGGAAAAGAAAGTCAAAGAGACCATCAGCGTTGTAGAAAGAGATTCATTGAGCGATTATTCTTTCTTCTTTGAAGAGTCTAATCCTTATTGGGAAAAAGACGGAAACTATAATCGAATGTTTCTTCTCGCCCAGCAGCAGTATGCTAACGATAAACTCAGGGCAAACGGATATTTGTATCTGAACGATGTGCTTGACACTCTTGGTATTCCGAGAACTAAAGCCGGTCAAATTGTTGGTTGGGTATATAATCCCAATAACCCTAATGGTGATAATTACGTTGATTTCGGGATTTACGAAACCTACCGAAGGGATGAAGAATCTTTCGTAAAGGAGACAGCTATGCGTGAAAGATTTGGAAAAGAAATATACGAACGAGTAGTCCTTCTTGACTTCAATGTAGATGGAAACATTTTGGATCTGATGTAATGAGTGCATCAAAAAAGCGGATTAGCTTTAACCGTTATGACTATAAAAAGCGAGGAGAACGATTATGAATAAAACAATAAATTTTATGATGTTTGTTCTCGGCGTAGCCGTCGGTTCAGTAGTTACCTGGCGGTATGTCGAGAAAAAATATGAGCAGATAGCTCAAGATGAAATCGATTCGGTAAAAGAAGTATTCTCCAAGAAAGAAGCTGAATTTACTGAGAATACAGAAGCCCGAATAAAGGCGGACAACGCAAAAGAAAAGCCGAGCGTTATAGAATATGCAGCCCGCTTACGCGAACAGGGTTATACTAACTATTCCGACATGGTTGATGAAAAACCCGAAGAGGTGAAAAAGGAGCCTATGAGCGTAGATAAACCTTATGTTATCGCTCCGGAAGAGTTTGGCGATTTAGATGACTATGAAACAATTAGTCTAACTTATTACGCTGATCAAATTCTGGCCGACGATAACGATGTAATCGTGGATGATGTCGAAGACGTTGTCGGATTCGATTCTTTGAATAGTTTTGGAGAGTATGAGGATGATTCAGTATTTGTCAGAAACGACAGATTGAAATGCGACTATGAAATCCTTCTTGATCAAAGAAAATATTCAAGCGTTATCAGAAGAAAACCGCACGAGGTGGATGATTAATGACGAAAAACGAGCTGAACAAAGAATACTTCGAATGGATGTACCAGCTCGTATGCAATGAAAAATATCCGAAAAGGCTATCCTATCGGAAGCTTTTGACCCATCTACATGATATGGAGTTTACCTATATCATTGGAATGGATGGCAACAGAGCCGAAGATGGGATAGACCTCCGATATCGATTTGGATATGAGCGTCAGTACAATAGTCCTATGATAGCAACATATTTGGACGACCGTCCTTGTAGTGTTTTAGAAATGCTAACAGCCCTTGCTATTCGTTGCGAGGAACACATTATGGACGATCCTGATATAGGTAATCGTACCGGGCAATGGTTTTGGAACATGATTTCAAACCTAGGTTTAAATTCTTTGAACGATGCAAGATTTGATAGTAGATATTTGAACCGCGTCATCACAAGGTTTTTGAATCGAGAATACAAAAGAAATGGAGAAGGCGGATTATTTACTGTTAAGAACTGTAAACATGATTTGCGAACTGTTGAAATTTGGTATCAAATGTGTTGGTACTTGGACGACATCCTAGTATCTTAGAAGGAGAATAAAATGCGATGGTTGACTTTCTTATGATTTCAACACGTAGCACAAAGCGTGGCGTAATAGAAATCTATCCAAAGTTCATCATCAAAAAAAGCTCAGATCTCATGATTCGAGGCGGTGATTTTTACGCTATCTGGATTGAGGAACTCGGTCTATGGTCTACGGACGAACATTGTGCTTTACAACTTATAGACCGTGAACTGGATAGATATGCGGAAGAAAACCGCCATAAATTTGACTCTAATATAAAGGTTCTGCATATGTGGGACGCTGAGTCCGGAATGATTGACACTTGGCATAAATACTGTCAGAAGCAGATGAGAGACCACTTTCATATGTTGGATGAGAAACTTATATTTTCCAACTACAAAACCGATAAAAAAGATTACGCCAGTAAAAAGCTGAATTATCCGCTTGAACCTGGTGATTTGTCTGCCTATGACAAGTTGATGTCCACTCTGTATTCAGAGGAAGAAAGACATAAGATTGAGTGGGCAATCGGGTCAATTGTAACTGGAGATTCTAAGAAAATTCAGAAATTCATGGTTTTATACGGTGCAGCGGGAACCGGTAAATCTACAATACTTAACATCATCCAGCAGTTATTTGAAGGGTATTACTCGGTGTTTGACGCAAGGGCCCTTGGTTCATCTAGTAACTCATTTGCTCTAGAGGCGTTCAAAACCAATCCGCTTGTAGCAATTCAACACGATGGCGACCTCTCTAAAATTGAAGATAATACGAGGTTGAACAGTCTTGTTTCCCACGAGCTTATGACAGTAAATGAAAAATTCAAATCGACTTATTCCAATCGCTTTAAGTGTTTTCTATTTCTAGGCACAAATAAACCGGTAAAGATTACAGATGCAAAGTCAGGTCTTATTAGAAGATTGATTGATGTATCTCCTTCCGGCAACAAGCTAAGTCCAAAGGAATACAAAACAATCATGAAACAGGTCGGTTTTGAACTTGGAGCGATCGCCTATCACTGCCAAGAAGTATATTTAAGTGATCCCGGTAAGTATGATGATTATATTCCAGTGGCGATGTTAGGAGCATCTAACGATTTTTACAACTTCGTTATTGATTCGTATCATGTATTTAAGAAAGATGACGGAGTTACGATGAAGGCTGCTTGGGAAATGTACAAGACTTACTGCGATGAGGCAAAAGTAGCATTCCCATTTTCGCAAAGAATCTTTAAAGAGGAACTTAGGAATTATTTCCGGGATTACAAGGAGCGATTTAACCTTGATGATGGATCCAGAGTTCGTAGTTATTACTGCGGATTTCGGACAGAAAAATTTAAGGAAAATACCCTTAATGACAAAGAGGAAGAATCTAAAGCGCCGTTGATTCAATTCACAAGTAAAAAGTCTATATTTGACAAAACATGTGCTAATTGTTTCGCTCAGTATGCTACGGCTAATGAAACCCCATTCGAAAAATGGGATAATGTTACGTCGAAACTATCTGAGTTGGATACATCTAGGGTTCACTATGTTAGAGTTCCCGAAAACCATATTGTTATTGACTTCGATATTCCAGACGAAAACGGTAATAAATCTTTTGAAAAGAATATAGAAGAAGCGAGTAAATGGCCACCGACATACGCAGAGCTTAGTAAGAGTGGTGCTGGTATACACCTGCATTATATTTACACTGGAGATGTCTCGAAACTGAGCCGTGTTTATGATGACTATGTGGAAGTTAAGGTGTTCACTGGTAAAAGTTCATTAAGACGAAAATTGTCGAAATGTAACAACTTACCTATCTCGACGATTAGCTCGGGTTTACCACTGAAAGGAGAAAAAAACATGGTAAATTTTGAAGCAATAAAGAGCGAGAAAGGGCTTAGAACACTGATCAAACGAAATCTCAACAAAGAGATACATCCAGGTACTAAGCCTAGTATCGACTTTATTTACAAAATACTGGAGGATACATATGCTAGTGATTTAAATTATGATGTCACTGATATGCGCAATGCGATATTAGCATTTGCTGCAAATAGCACAAATCAATCCGACTATTGCATTAAACTAGTAAATAAGATGCAGTTTAAATCGGAAGAGATATCCTCCGGAGAAAAAAACGAAGATGCTAAACTGGTTTTCTATGACGTAGAAGTCTTTCCTAACTTATTCTTGGTTAACTGGAAGATCGAAGGTGAAGGAAAACCTGTTGTACGAATGATTAACCCCTCCCCTTCTGAAATTGAAGATCTGATGAAATTCAGATTGGTAGGGTTCAACTGCCGTAGATATGATAATCATATTTTATATGCCAGACTTATGGGTTATACAAATGAGCAACTTTACAATCTATCTCAGAAGATCATTAACGGTAGTCGGAATTGTTTCTTCGGGGAAGCCTATAATGTGTCTTATACGGACGTTTACGATTTCTCCAGTAAGAAGCAGTCCCTAAAAAAGTTCCAAATAGAATTAGGTATTCATCATCAGGAACTTGGTTTACCGTGGGACAAACCGGTACCAGAAGAAATGTGGACGAAAGTTGCAGAGTATTGTGACAATGACGTTATTGCAACTGAGGCGATATTCAATGCTAGAAAATCTGATTTCTTGGCGAGACAGATTCTGGCTGATGTTGCCGGTATGACAGTCAACGATACTACAAACACGCTTACTACCAAAATCATATTTGGTAACAACAGAAAGCCCCAAGACCAATTCAACTACCGAAACATGGGCGAGATGACCGAAGACGCCAGTAGATCTATCATCATCCCGGAAGATAATATTATCTACTGCGAATTCGGAGATGAGTATACCGTTTTCGATGAAAAAGGAAGACCTATATTTCCTGGTTACAAATTCGAAGGGGGTAAGTCGACATACCGTGGAGAAGAAGTTGGAGAAGGAGGTTATGTATATTCCGAGCCTGGTATGTACGGTAACGTTGCATTGTTAGACGTTGCTTCAATGCATCCGAGTAGTATCGTTGCAGAAAAACTCTTTGGAGAGGCGTATACACAGCGATTTAAAGATATTTTGGATGCTCGTATGGCGATTAAACATAAGGATTTTGATAAGGCCCGAAAAATGCTGGGTGGAGCTCTGGCAAAATATTTAACTGATGAAAACGCAGCAGCAGATTTGTCTACGGCGTTGAAGATCGCGATCAACAGTGTATACGGCTTAACCGCTGCTAACTTCGAAAACCCATTTCGCGACACTCGCAATAAAGACAACATTGTAGCAAAACGAGGAGCCCTGTTTATGATTAATCTCAAACATGAGGTGCAGGAACGGGGCTTTACTGTTGCACATATTAAAACGGACTCCATCAAGATTCCAGATGCTACTCCGGAAATCATCGAGTTTGTTATGGAGTACGGAAAGCAATACGGTTATACCTTCGAACACGAGGATACGTACGACAGGTTTTGTCTTGTGAATGATGCAGTTTATATTGCTAGATATCAGAACGGTGAGTGGACGGCAACCGGTACTCAATTCGCTGTTCCGTACGTGTTCAAGAAGCTATTCAGTAAAGAAGAAATTGTATTTGAAGATATGTGTGAAACCAAATCGGTAACCTCGGCTTTATATTTGGACATGAATGAAGATTTGCCGGACGTGACCGAGTTGGAGAAGGAACGAGACCGACTTGCTAAAAAAGATCCCTCCATGTGTAGAGAGGGTCTTGAAGATGAAATAGCTCAAGGTCACAACTATCGATTCATTGGAAAGGTTGGTCAGTTCTGTCCTATTAAAGAAGGATGTGGCGGAGGATTACTTATGCGTGAGAAAGACGGTAAGTATTACGCTGCTACTGGTTCTAAGGGTTACAGGTGGTTAGAATCCGAGATGGTTCTAGAGTTAGGTAAAGAGGCCGATATTGACCGGTCTTACTATGACAAGATGGTTGATGAAGCGATTAAGTCTATATCTAAGTACGGCGACTTTGAATGGTTTGTTTCAGACGAGCCATATGTAAAGAAAGAACGGGATATACCACCATGGGAACTTCCGTGCGGTAATCGTGACTGTATAGGATGTGAACATTGGGAAAACACTCAGACGGTCGATGGAAAATTAACATGTGAAGCAGGCTATGAATGTCTGTCATTTTGAAAGGAGAAAAAGAAAATGGCTTATAAAAATGTAGATAACATTATCATTGAGAACGCTCGTATTATATTCCGCAACTTTGCGGGAAAGGAAACAAAGTACAATCGAGAGGGTAATCGTAACTTCTGTGTTATTATCGATGACCCTGAAAAAGCCCAGAAATTGGCTGAAGACGGTTGGAATGTGAGAATTCTGGCTCCCCGTGACGAGGGTGACGATGCAACACATTATATTCAGGTCGCAGTTAGCTTCGCTAATATTCCGCCTAAAGTAATTATGGTTACGAGGCGTTCACAAACTCCGCTGGATGATGAATCTATTGATACTCTAGACTTCGCTGAAATCCGTAATGTGGATTTGACTATAAGACCTTATAACTGGGAAGTCAACGGTAAGACTGGAATTAAGGCTTATCTTAAAACCATGTACGTAACAATCGAAGAGGACGAGTTCGCGGCTAAGTATGCCAAAGAGGAAGGACCTTAAGAACTTCCTTTCTAAGCGGACCGTCCATTTTTTTGTTGTAGGGTGCCTGCTATTGCCAGCATGGTAAATGTCCTAAGGCTAGAGGAAACAGCCCCACTTTATATTTGAAAGGAGAAAGAGAAAATGGATATTGTAGGAACTATATCTTTTGGGAAGAGACTTCTTGATGTATATTCTTCCTTGGATGAGCCATTATTTAGAGCATCCGATGTAGCTGATATGATTGATTATAGTCCAGGAAATGTTTGGGCAATGCTTGAGATGTGTGAAAAAGACGAAAAGCTGAACCTACCAATGGTAGTTGCAGGTCAGAGAAGATCCATCAGTTTTATAACCGAGCATGGTTTATATAACGTGCTTGCCCAAAGTCGTAAACCAATTGCACGTGGATGGAGAAAAATAGTTCATGAAGAACTTATTCGACTTAGACAATCTCGTGGAAAAAACATCGTTGAGCAATTTGATGATTGGAACCACGAACTTGACACTATATTTATTGATCCTGAAACTGGTATTATGATGCAATCAATAACTATTCAGGGTGGAGATGTTATTCAAGTTCCTTATGAAATTGAGAAAAACATTCGCAAATAACACACCTTTTATATTTTCATGAAAGGAGGTTGACGAGTGTCCATTAAGTTATTTGATTACCAGATGAAAGCTGTTCAGCAGATGAAAAACGGATGTATCCTCTGTGGCGGAGTTGGTTCCGGGAAGAGTCTAACTGCCTTGTCTTACTACTATCTCCAAAACGGGGGAGATCCAGACAGCTTAATCGGTGGTGATTATATTCCAATGGACGATCCTCCTAAAGACCTATATATTATAACAACTGCAAGAAAAAGAGATATTTTAGAATGGGAGGGTGAGCTTTCGCCCTTCCTTCTTTCTACTCATCCGGAAATTAATCTTTATTATAACCACAAAGTAATTGTTGATAGTTGGAACAACATCGGAAAATACGTTGAAGTCACCGATGCATTTTTTATATTTGACGAGCAGCGGGTAATAGGAAGTGGAGCTTGGGTGAAGTCTTTTCTTAAGATAACCAAAACCAACGATTGGATTCTGCTATCTGCAACCCCGGGTGATACTTGGCAGGATTATATTCCGGTCTTCATCGCAAACGGTTTCTATAAAAACCGGACGGAGTTTACTAGAGAACATATTGTCTATAGTCATTTTACTAAGTTTCCGAAAATCGATCGTTATATCGGAACCGGAAAACTCTTAAAACTGCGTCGAAGTATCCTTATCGATATGGATTTCAAACGAGAAACGATTCCTCATCACGAAGACGTTTATGTTTCGTATAACATAGAAACTTATAAGGATGTATCTCGAACTCGATGGAATCCTTATAAAAACGAGCCAATTCAGAACGCAGGCGAGCTTTGTTATGTCTGGAGAAAAATTGTTAATTCAGACGAGTCAAGACAGGTTGCGGTTTTGGAGATATTTGAAAATCATCCTAAAGTTATTATTTTCTACAATTTTGATTATGAGTTGGAGATATTAAAAAACTTAGGATTTG